ATGCAGCCCCTGCCATACTGTGTCTGAAGTGGTTCTTTCACCTGCACGCGCTAGAGTGGTGGGTGTTGTTGAGCGCGCAAGTACTGTTCGGGCAAAATGGCTCCCCTCTGGCACATTCATTATTAATGGTGATCCAGCACTACCTTCAAATGTCACAGATACTTGCTTATCTGTTGACTTGACCAAATTAACAAGGTTTGGGTTGGCAGCATAACCTGTAAAGCACCACTCTGAGGCAAGTTCAACCAAAAATAGCCCCCCTGTAAACTGCTCATTCTTATATGAGGACATTGTTCGCCCAAGTGTGTGTATTTCAATAGAGGGCCCCAAGGTGTCAGATGCATTGTCGTTGGTGTTTGTAAGCCACCAACCATCCCTAGGTCCACCAAGGTCGGAAGGTTTAAGTTTAAATGTTGCATTCTTGCCGACCGTAACATCAAGGTGCTTACGTGCACCCAATCCTGACCAACTAGTGGACGATGGTGTAGATGTGGGGTTAAGTGAAACTCTGAGGACAGTACCATTGACAGCGGACGCACCAACCATGGAGGTTAACTTGACGTTCAGGTACTTCAGCTTCCACATGGAATACTGTGCACCTAACGCCTGCACGGGGCCAAACTGAGTGCTCCCAGTAGCGTCCTTAACAAGGACAGGGTTGAGGAGAATACACGCCTCAATCTCAGTGGTGCCGCTGGTGTTTGACCCGACCGTCCCAAGGGTTGCTGTTGCCCTCTGACATATTGCAGGTTTTGGTCCTGTGACACCTTGTTTCCTGAGTTGCTTATTGACAATGTTACGGACACGTTGAGAAGATTGATGTTTGCCGCGTCCGGACTGTCTTCTAGTCCTGTTTTTTGAATTAACTGTGATTTTAACTGCTCTGTCCCGCCCTCTAGATTGTGAGCGGGCCCTTGATTTGCTCCTGTTGCGGCCATTGTTACTGACCTCAACAGTTACCTGCTTGTTGGACTTGCTAGCCATCACACTTCTTTGGTCCTCCCCTCCAAATGCGATGGAGTTGCTCTTCTGTGAGTCTGGCCGGGAGGCCAGAGTCACGAAGCTGCTTTGCAGTCCGTGATAGGCAGTGTTCTACATACACCTTAAAAGGGTGATCTTCTGCCATGAACGCAGCAAGCAACTGATAGCATAGGAGCTTCCCATGGAGTGATTCAAGGTCAGGTAAGATTTTGTAAGGCTTTAACAGCGATGCCATTAACTTTTCTGGAGAGGTTGGCACGGGTTCAAGGTTTTCATTAACAGTAAAGCCACAAAAGGATAATCCAACTATACTGTCTCTACAGATGACTTTCCCAGGCTTAACCCACATACCAAAAATGTCTCTATACATGGTAATCACTCTCTCCTCATAATTATCAGGCACTGAAGGTGTTGTTGAAAGCCTATCATCTCCATAAACCACAGTATCATAGGTCTTCCAGAGATCTTTGTCTGGACCATTGAAATAAGCAAACTCAAAAGCTTGTAACCAAAAGTTAACCATGTTGTTGTCCATTGTTGTTGAAAACTGGCCAGATGGATTGCCTCGTGTCTGCAAGGTAACTTCACCAGATGGTAGAAGTACATGGCGATTAAGGAGGTTATCAACATACCATTCATGCACATGTCTGTACTTTTCACGTTGGTCTTTATTGATGAAGTTCCACCTAATTTCTTTGATATGTTTGAAAAGTG